CCAACGTCTTCTCCAAGAAATAAAAGACTGGATACACAATTCTGAAATGGACGGCTTTGAAATAAACGCAGTTTTGGAATATCTCGACTCTCTAACTTACTAATTTAGAAAAATGATAAACATTTGGAGGATAAGAATTTTCTTCAGAGGGTTAAGGTGCCCCCAACGTCCATATTATTATAATAAGTGGGGAGTAATAGGTTTTGGAATAAGTATTTTGGGAGTAATGTATTTTGCCTCTAATTAAATAAAAACAATGAGACCAGACTTTACAATTTTGAAAAAATACGGATGGGAAAATATCAGGATATACGGAGGAGTCTTTCGGGGAAAGTTTGATAATTTGCCTTTGTGGAAATTTGTAGTATGCGACACTTTTAAGAATAATATTATTTGTAAATTATTTAGCCCGTATAAACCCTATAATTAAATAAAATAATGAAGAAAGGAGATAAATATCACGGATCGTGTGATTTAAAACTAAAACCCATAAAAACCCGAGACGGAGCCACTATAAAAAGCTGGTGGTGCAAAGAACATAAAGTCAACTGTGGAATCGGGGGTTGGGAATGGGGCTGGTATGGGGGAGAAAATAGTCAGGTTCGGACTTATCCCGCTAACCGGGGAAAAAGTGAGGAGGACTGTAAAAAGTTGTTGGAAAAAATGAATGCTGATTAAAATACAAAAAGAGGTAGATGCTGAATATGCTGAACTGATTGCTGAAAAATTAGATAAAATAATGTCCGATATTATTTCCCAAGTGATTGAAGGAAAAGGAAAAATTGTAGTTTTCACTAGCGAGGATCACGAAATAACCAACTGGGAGCGGGTAATTTGCCGGAAATAACTTGACAAGGATTTTAGATGTGCTAGTATTAAATTAATAAAACTCAATACCGGCGAACACAACAGGCCGGATTGGGCAGTTAGATCCTATTTCAGGGTGTTTTAGCTGTCTGATCCGGCTTTTTTTGCTGTCTGAATGATCGCGATACAAACACTAAACCAAATACTAGACCAAATGGAAGTGTCCCGACTTCAATGGAGAGAAGAATTTGGAATTATAGACAATCAAGAACATTGCTGTTTATTCATAAAAGCCAAGAAAAATCCGCATTGGCTTAGATGGGAACTGGAAGCCCTGCGGATCGGGGAGAAATATTATCGGATAAAATAATGCCATATAAAAGCCAAGCCCAAAGAAAATATTTTCACGCCAACCGCAAGAAACTGGAGCGGCAGGGTGTCAATATATCCGAATGGGATAAAGCATCCAAGGGGAAAAGGCTCCCTAAAAAAGTAAAGAAAAAGAAATGAAGATACCTAGACTACTAAAAATTTGTGGCTTGGATTATGAGGTGATTAAACAAAAGAAGCTTCATATTGATCAAAATTTAGCCGGACAGTAAGATGGAGGAAAACAAACTATCAAATTGCAAATTGATGATTATCACACCCAAAAGATAGAAAGAACCCTATTCCACGAAGTAATGCACGCTATTGACGACCTGTATCTTAACTCCAATCTGACCGAAGACCAGATAGATGCGCTTTCAAACGGAATTTACGCTTTTTTGAAGGATAATAAACTACTCAAATGACTGAAACCTTAAATACACAACCAGCATCAGACAACAGCACGGCTAATGTGTCAAATCCATCAACCATAGAAGTTAAAAGTGTAAGACGGGATGAAAAGGGAAGACTATTACCTGGAAGTGTTTTAAATCCAAAAGGCAAAACAAGAAAGTCATTTCGCGATTATTTTACTGAAGAAGAGGAACTGAAACTTATTGATAAAATAAAAGCCGAAGTGGACGGAGAGACAAGATCGGATATTCTGAAAATGGTAGTAGAACATATTTTTGGCAAACCAAAACAGCCACTAGTGGGCGGAGATGAAGACGACCCCGCAATTCCGATAACAATTCTAGGAGAAAAAAATGTTCCAAGAAACTCAAGCTCTCCGCAAAATCAGGAATCTCAAGAAACGAATTAGGGCTTTGCCGGGTGGAACTTCAGCGGGAAAAACGATAGCGGTTCTTCTCTTGCTGATAAACGAATCCCAGAAGGATAAAAAACCGACTCTCACTAGTGTAGTTTCAGAATCAATCCCGCACCTCAAAAAAGGTTGCATCCGAGATTTTAAGCAGATGATGAAAGAACATCGGTTTTGGAAAGAAAGAGAATGGACGGCGACTGATTTCACCTACACTTTCCCAAATGGAAGCCAAATAGAATTTTTCGGAGCGGATCAGGCCGAGAAACTGCGGGGTGGACGGAGAGATAGATTATTCATAAATGAAGCTAATAATGTTTCTTTTAATGCCTTCGAGGAATTGGAAGTTCGGACAAGAGGATTCGTGTTTCTTGATTGGAATCCAACTAATGAATTTTGGTATTACACCGAACTCAAAGGCAAACGGAATGACATCGAAGAATTGACGCTCACTTATCTCGACAACGAAGCTCTCGACGAAGAAACGAAAAAATCAATTGAACAACGGCAAAACAGAAAAGATTGGTGGATGGTTTATGGGCTCGGACAGCTTGGGGAATTGGAAGGCAGGATTTACAGGGACTGGCTGATAATTGATGAAATCCCTCACGAAGCGAGACTGGAACGCTACGGATTGGACTTCGGATATACAAATGACCCGACGGCAGCAGTGGCGATTTACAAATACAACAACGGATTTATTCTAGACGAAAAAATCTACCAAAAAGGATTAAGCAACAAACAGATAGCGGACATCTTCGGAAATCTTGACAAGGCGTTGGTGATTGCCGATTCAGCCGAACCGAAAAGCATTGACGAAATAAGGGCTTACAGAATAAACATAATTCCTTCCATCAAAGGGCAAGACAGCGTTCGGCAAGGGATTCAATTCGTCCAAGACCAGCGAATTTCAATCACTAAGCAGAGCGTGAATCTTATCAAGGAATACCGGAATTATCTCTGGCGAACAGACAAAGACGGAAAAGTGCTGAATATCCCTGAAGATTCGTTCAATCATTGTCTGGACGCGGTGAGATACGCGCTAAACTCATTTAATCTTCAGAGGCCAAAGGTCGGCCCGATAAGCATACCAACCGAAAACTATAAATAATATGACAACCCAAGACAGGCTCTCACAATATTGGAACGGAACGGTGCAGATAGGGGCGAATGTAACCGTCAACCAGCGAGACATCATCAACAAGAACCACCAGATGCGGAGTGGGCAGTTTGAAAACCCGTATTTCGCTGACGGAGAGACCGAAAAATACTATTTCAATGTCGTGCAGGGATTTGCCCAAGCGTTAAAAAGAGGATCGCGGCTTAAGATAAGCGAGTTTTCTCTCACTTCCCAGAACGGAAAATTCCTCAAAATGGTTGATATTCTGCGGATGGCCTTGAGGCATTTTCTGAAATATAACGGATTCGCGGACAAAAAGGACGAAGTGCTGGACGAGCTGGTGGATATGGGGCACGCTGTCACCAAAGTCGTTGACGGCGAAACGGAAATAGTTGACCTTCGCAATCTGTGTTTTAGACCAAACGCCAAAGCTATCAAAGAGGACGGATGCGATGAAAAAAGATATCTCACTTACGAAGAAGCTAAAGCCGAATTCGGAGAAAATAAGCATTGGAAAGAAATTGAAGACTATTGGGAAAAAGTGAAAGACGATGAGAACTTTCTGACTTTTGTGGAAAGCTGGGTGGTGGATGAGTTTAAAACTGAAAACGGAAAAGAAACGACCAAAGGATGCATCGTCCAGTTTGACCGAAGCGGCGATCCCAAACCGGATACAAATCAAGAAGGAGAGGAATGGAATCCATATCTTGAGATTGACCGCTTTGCGTCTCCGTATAAAGTAAAAACCAGAAACAAACATGAAAAGAAAATATACGGCAAGGAAAGGCGGGTATTTCCTTACGATGAGCAAAGGCTGATAGTTATCCCCGGACGCTATTTGGGAATGGGAGTCTATGAGATGTGCCGTCCCGCGCAGGAGGACTATAACGAAAAACGAAATTTCAAACGGAAATTCGATAGATTGGCTTTACGGGGAATACTAGTTCATAAAGTTGGGCAATTAAGAAATGCTACCGATGGTGAGGCTTTGACGCAAGAGTTTTTGAAACGAATGGATACCGGTTATCCGGTCAAGATATTCAATGACGAATCGCTGGAAAGATTGAATATCGGCTCAACTACCGGCGACACGCTGGCGATGATAAACGACTTGTTCGAGTTTATGCGGTTTATGCTGGGAGTCACTCCGATTGCCATCGGCAACGACCCCAAGAACAAAACGGCTTATTACGCGATGACTCAAGCCCAAACCCAGCAAACGACCTACCAAGTCATTAAAAACAAGACAGCCAGACTTTTCGAAAGGTTGTTTCAGGATTTCCTTCTCGATGATGTGGTAGATGAGGTGCTGTCCGGCGAAATCATCCCGCTTTACGGGGACAAGCAGGATTTCGCCGAGATGGACAGATTTTTGGCGGAAAATGAAGTCAACGCGGCTCTTAACAAGAGGCCGGGAATGGTTGAGAAGGAAGACATCGGCGAAATGGTGAACCGGAGAGTTGAGGAAGCCGAGAAATTCGGGGGAGCGAGGTTTATTGACATTTCGGGCGCGAAAGTTAAGCGGGCGTTTCGCAAACTCCTGAAAGACATTGACTATCTCGTGGAGTTCAACATCACCGATGAAGGGATTGACAACGCGACCAAGATTCAGACCATCATTCAAGCTGACCAGATGCAAAACGAGAAATTAAGGGACAGGGTACTGG